TAAATCTCTCTCAATACCGATTGCTTCCATCTCCTCGATACGGCGCTTGAAATACCATGGGCGATAAGCAGTTCTTAATAATGACTTGCCTTCAGGATTGTTCTTGTGAGTTGTAGTGCGGAATAGTAATGCCTTATCTATCGGGATTCTGTGAATACCTGCGCCATAAGGGTCAACTTGCTCAAATCCTTGTATGCCGCCATCTTCATCAAACATCCAGTTGTTGTGAGTTTCCTGTGCGCGTGTTGGCCATTTTCTCCAACCAATTTTTCCATCATTAAAGTTCGAACGCTTAGTTGGGTCGTCTGTTGCCGCACCACCACGAATCTTGTAAACGATTTCGTGAAACGCATAGCCATAAACCAGCATTGATAAAATTGATGACAGCGTGCTATCCCATGAATCGCTCATGTCGTACAGACATTGTTCAATGAACTCTGCTGATTCTCTATCTTCCTCTGACTCACCTGCGGGTGTTACTGTCCATTCAAGTCTTAAAATAATCTTTTCAATGGCGTAAAGTATTGACCCAATGACAGGGTCGTTTTCTGCCATCTCACGATAAACCTTCGCTCCACGCCGACCACGAAGGCTAACTAGAAATTCTTCAAAGACTGTGCCACCAGAACGGCGGAGTCCTGTACTACCTATTTCAGCAAGGTCTGGTTTTTTCGGCATTTAATTACCTATCCGTATCGTCTGTCATGTCGTCAAAGTCATCTTCACGGATAACCATTTTACTCGTTATGTAGAGCGCCTGATTCTCAGAGAAGCCACTGCTCATTAGAGCATTGAACATTTCATGAAGTGCTGTCGCTAACTGAAGTATCGGGCTAAACGCATTTTCGTCTATACCATCAGGATAATCAGTCATCGTTCACCTCATCTGTTTCTTCATTATACCTGCCAGTCATTCCTTTACCGCGAAGCGAGGGTGCAAATAAAGCATAGGAATATAGTGGCTGAACCATGATGTTATTTATTTTCCGCAACTGCATACGCTCCCTTTCTGTTTTTCCTCCCCATATACCAACGACCTCGTGTCTTAACGCATAATCTAGGCAAGATGTCACCCAAGGGCAAGTACGGCAAAGACTTTTGGCGAGTCTTCCAGTCTGCTTTTCTGAAGTTGGAAACCAAAGGTCTGGGTCTGTCTGAGCGCATATCTGTGAGCCATCAAAGAGCGGATATTGCTGTTCCAAATTAGACCAACGCTGGTTCTGGGTTCCTCTGGCGCTCTGCTTCACGGCTATAACTTTCAAGGGCTGCTGCAAATCCAGCATTCTGTAAGGCGGTAGAAACTGCGGTAAGTTCTTCATCGGACATTGAGATGAGCACCTCTCGGACCCTCCCAAGAGAGCGTTCCAGTTCCTTGATGCGAATGCGATTCATGCGATAAGTGTATATGTGAAGACGTTGCTTTTAGCAACTCGCCGATGTAGGGTCGCGTCATGACCAAAAAACTATTGACACAGAATTCAGAACTCAGACCTGATGGTATCTTTAATTGGTCGCTCCCTGCCTTTGGTGTTACTTTGACAGATGGCACGACCATGAATGTCTGCCCAAGTGCTGGCGCTTGCGCTTCTTATTGCTATGCGCGTAATGGAACCTATAACTTTTCCAATGTGAAAGCAAGACATATCTGGAATCTGGAGTTTGTATTAAACGATTTGTCTGGCTGGACTGGACAAATGTTGTCCGAAGTGCAACACCCAAGAATGTCCGGTAAGCATGTTCGCATACATGATTCTGGTGACTTTTTCTCAGACGAATATCTCTTGGCGTGGCGCTTTATCGCTTTAGCCACACCAGCCGTGACATTTTACTGTTACACAAAAGAAGTATCGCGTTTCAAAAGACTGATTGAGCCATATTGCCCCGACAATTTCCGTTACCTCTACTCACTTGGAGGGAAAGAAGACCATTTGGTTGACCTCGAAAATGACCGACACGCCGATGTATTTCCTGATGACGCAGCAATACTGGACGCTGGATATATGAATCAAGACGCTTCTGATTTACTTGCAATTACCCTACCGACTAACAAGATAGGTATTCCAGCAAACAACATAAAGCATTTCAATAAGAAGATGAAACGAAGAACCTTCTCAGAACTACAACGAGAGCGTGACGGAAAGAAAGAGAGGAAACTTGATAGAGTATTTAGCACTAATAATTAGCATAATCGCATTATGTACTTCAGTTTGGACTTGGTGGCATGGCACAAGAGAAGAAAATTGGGCTATTGACTTTGACCTGACCGAGTGGGGTAATGTCGAAGAATTGAAAATGGACGGCACAAATGAAACCGGACAATACAACAATCCCTGAAAGGTATCTGCCCACCTTAGCAATCTGGCATAACTTATTGCGGTTCTGGTGTCCCTTTCCTGACCCTAAGCATTATCCACCAGAATGGGCTATCTCAACAAACTTTTATCACGGAGTGCGTAGAGAATATAACCAGCAGATTGCAGCAATACTTGATGAAGGTGGAGATGCTTACACAAAAGTGAGTCGAATCCGAGCGTTCATCAATCAATGACTTAATGTTTCCATAGTTTCCAAAAGCAAATGCCAACATACCAATGTATGACACAAATGCTAATACTATTATCGTGGTGACAGTAAGAAATTTCAAAGCCCCACGAATCCCACTTTCCGTAGAATATCTTCATGCGGTTCCTTGTCTTTTGTTCCTCTCTTCAACGACCTTCGCTAAAGTCAAGAAATACCCTACACCATCTACCACATTATCTGGTTTATGCTGATGTGACTCACGAGCGATTTTTACACCCACCATACAGAGCGCTACCTGCTCTGCCGTAACTTCGATATCAAGTATCGCAGACCAAATCTTTGCTATTCTTGTGAAGTTATCATATGGGTGGTCGTAGTCTTTCTGTCTATCCTGATTCACTAAGTCAATGGCAAGTCGTATCAAATCTTCGGGCTTCATGTGTCTCCTACAAATTAGGGATAGACCAGTCGTTTATTTGCTTCAGTGATAATGGAACAGTTCCTACAAGGTTTTGGTAACTACTACTTAACTCGGTTAGCGCCCACACAAGAGCATCTAATCGGTCTGGTGATTTTCTGGAATCTGGCGTCCAAAGAACCATTTGGTCTTCAAGTTGCGGAAAGCCACCGACATGATGAACCTTACCTTGTTCGTAAAGTGCTGATATCGGTTCTGCTCTCGTTGATTTGTTTCGTGTCGCATGAACTTTCTTTACGGCAGCGCCTCTATCAATTTGGTTAATTACCATGGCAACCATATCGCCACCATTATTTACTTCCGCAACTATTCTGTCCGCACCCCAACGAGTATATGCCTGTAATGCTCTTTTGCCCCATTCGTTAGGTGTAGCGCGCAAGGTATCGTCTGCCAACACATAGAACTCTTTATCCACCCCAAGGGCACAGGTAATTATCCCTGTCTCATCAGATGTTTCGCTACTTGTTACCGCAGGGTCTATGCCAACTATAACTCTTGTGAATCTGGGTATCTCATCTTTACTAATTCGTGAGTCCTCAATCCAATTTCGTGTCCACAGGGCTCCCTCAGCCTGTTCCAATATCTCTCCGTAAAGTTCCTGCCTACCTGTTCTTGTTCCTTCATAACGGGCTTTGAGTTCTTTCAACGCATTACCCGAAAGATTCTTTGCATTGTCAAAAGTGCTACCTCTTGTCAAATAAACAGAACCATCAATCCTGCTCACCCAGTCTCGCATGAGCCGTAGGGGTTTGGGCGTCGTGGTGACAACGACTCTTGGTCTTTCACCGATACGCAACGCTGGCGCAAGACCTTCCGTCCATGATTCGTAGGGATACTGCCATGAAGCCATTTCGTCAAGCCACGCACCTGATAGATTCAGACCGCGACCGATATCGGGAGAGTCCGCACCAAAAGTATGTATCCTAGCGCCCCCTGTGAAATCAATTTTATGTGAAGATTTGTTGTAAATGAAATCTATTTCATTACGCAAGCCATTATGTTGGAGTGCCTTGAGTAATCCACTTGGTCCTTCCACACATATACTTTTCGCATCCTTAAAGGTAGGAGCAACGATTGCCCATTGAGTCGGAACACCATCAGGTGTTCTTTGGTTCTGAATAACCTTTTGAGCCAGCCACTCGGCGCCAGTTCTTGTTTTGCCCCAACCGCGACCAGAAAGAATGAGCCAGATGAACCAGTCTCCACTCGGCTCTTGCTGTTCAGGTCTTCCAATAAACCACCAAGGAGACTTCTGTAGTTCCCGTAAAACTTCAGGTGAAAGTTGCGCGAGCCATTGTTCCTTTTCAGCCCTCGGTAATTTCTGGACTT